ACGGTACAATCAGCGTGAAAAACCGTGTGCTGGATGAAGGGTGGAGTGAAGCAAGTCTTGTTTATTGGGTTACGGGTATTTCTGCCGGATGCGAGGTGAATAAGAGTAATCAGAATAAGATTTACAACGGTGAATTTACTGTTGACGCAGATTATACACAAAGTGAATTAAAACAAGCAATTAAAGCCGGAGAATTTACGCTTCACAAGGTCGGTTCGGATGTTCGTGTGTTGGAAGATGTGAACACTATGGTTACTACTTCCGATACACAGGGCGACATTTTCAAGGATAATCAGACCGTGCGTGTAATGGATCAGATCGCAAATGATATTGCGGTGCTGTTCAACACAAAGTATCTTGGCACTGTTCCAAACGATGCAGCGGGTAGAATTTCCCTTTGGTCGGATATTGTGAAGCACCACGAACAGCTTCAGGAAATCAGGGCAATTGAAAACTTCTCGGATTCCGATGTGACTGTCGAACTGGGGAACACAAAGAAATCTGTGGTTGTTACAGACCTTGTAACAGTTGTAAACGCCATGAACAAGCTATATATGACTGTTACAGTGGCATAAGAAAGGGGAGAAATCAGAATGAATGGTAATGTGGTAATGAAAGCCAAAGATACAGTATTTGCGGGTTTGGCGGAATGTTTTGTTACAATTGGCACACGCCGCTATAACTTTATGCAGGCAATTAACCTTGAAGCAAAGTTTGAAAAAACCAAAACGGAAGTGCCTATTCTTGGAAAGACCGGAAAAGGAAACAAAGCAACAGGATGGAAAGGCACAGGCAGCGCAACCTTTCACTATAACACATCTATTTTCCGTCAAATGATGTTGCATTACAAGGAAACCGGTGAGGATACATATTTTGAAATTCAGATTTCAAATGAAGACCCTACTTCCGGAGCGGGAAGACAGACTATGATTCTTATGGACTGTAATATCGACGGTGGGATTTTGGCAAAGTTTGACGCAGATGGTGAATATCTCGATGAAGATATGGACTTCACCTTTGAAGATTTCAAAATGCCGGAATCCTTTGCCGACTTGGAAGGGTTTCTTACAAACTAATCATTAACGACAGTCAAACCCCTCTTATGCGGAATCTTATAAGCCGCATGAGAGGGTGTTTTATTAAAAAAGAAAGGAAAATGTAAAATGTCTAAATTTTCAAAATTTATGAAAGCTAACAAAACTGTAAAAGAAAATGGGTTCTACCCTGCAACAAAATCTCTTTGTGACGAAAAAGGCAACCCTATTGAGTGGGAGTTTAAGCATATTACTTCCAAAGAAAATGAGGAAATCAGGGAGAATTGTACGATTGACGTTCCGGTTACGGGTAAGCCGAACATGTATCGTCCAAAGTTGAAATCCAGTCTTTATGTACAGCGAATGATTACTTGTTCGGTAGTTGTTCCGGATTTATATGACGCGGAATTACAGGATTCCTATGGCGTGAAAACACCGGAGGATTTATTGATGGCAATGGTTGACGATCCGGGTGAATATAACGACTTAGCGGCGTATGTGCAGAAATTTCAGGGTTTTAATGTCTCCTTTGAAGATAAGGTGGATGAAGCAAAAAACTAATAGAAGAAGGGGATTGGGAGGCGAATTTCGCTTATTATGCCCTTCTGAAACTTCATATTTTGCCTTCTGTTTTTCTTGCTATGGATGAACAGGAAAAGGCGTTCACTGTAGCAGCAATTAAAATTAAGATAAAAAAAGATAAAGAACAAGCGAAAGAGGCAAAACGGAAAGCGCATAAGAAAGGCAGGTGATGCGCATGGCTGCAATCAGAACAGCGATTGAATTACAGGACAATTTTACCGGAATTTTATATCAGGTTATTGATTCCGTAAATATAGGACTTTCTGCCATGGAAGATTTACACCAAACCATGAACGTCCCTGTTGATACAGCATCTATTGAAGCGGCAAGAAATTCAATCAATCAAGCAACCGTGGCGGTACAACAGTTAGACTCGGCGATGCAGGGAATTCAAACTCCGACCGCAGAAATGCCTGATATTCCAAACAGCACTGCCGCAGTTGAACTTCCGATTCACTGGCAGACTAATACCATGGATGTATTTACCGATACAGGAACGGGGCGTTTTGAACAAGAGATTCAAAGTGCAAATAACATGTTGAACACGTTGAATCAAACGCAAAGCAGAATTGCTGCAACAGCTGCGCAAACAGACCTGTTTCCTGCAAGCGCCATAGCTGATATGAGCAATATGGAAAGTCGTTTGCAAGCGATTCAGCAACGTATTCAGGCGATTGAAAGCAATCCTGTAAACTTGACTTCACCTGTTGCAAATACAGAATTGGAACAATTGAGAGGACAATTAAACCGCGCTGTTCAGGAACAGCAGAATTTGAACAGCGCGGTTAATAATATGGATGTTCAGTCAGCGAATAATGCTTATTTACAGTTGTCCCATACGATTGATAATACGGAAAGATATATCCGTGATAATATTGATGCACAAGGACGTTTCAATCGTGAGATTCAGGAAGGCGCAAACAAATCAAACAAACTAATGCAGGCGGTTAAAGGCGCTGTTACAGCATATGCGGTAATTCAGGCGGCGGGGCAGGCTATAAATTTATCGGATCAGTTAGTTTCTACAACCGCTCGCTTGGATATGATTGTAGATGACGGCGGCAGTGTGGAGGATTTGCAGAATAAGATTTTCGCTTCTGCCGAGAGCGCTCGTGCAAGCTATACGGATACAATGGACACTATTTCGAAATTGGGACTTGTTGCAGGGGATGCATTTTCGAATAATGACGAACTTATTAAATTCTCAGAACTTATCAATAAAAATTTTGTTGTCGGCGGAGCTTCAGCAACTGAGCAGGCAAGCGCAATGTATCAACTGACTCAGGCGATGGGTTCTGGTAGACTACAAGGGGATGAATACCGTTCAATCATAGAAAACGCGCCTTTACTTGCTGAAAGTATTGAAGACTATATGCGCAATGTTCAAGGAGCAACGGGGACGATGAAAGATTGGGCTTCGGAGGGATTGCTAACGGCTGACGTAATTAAATCTGCCACCTTTCAAGCCGCCGGCGAAATCGAAGAACGTTTTAGCAGTATGCCGAGAACCTTCGAGCAGATATGGACTTCGTTTAAAAATCATGCTTTAATGGCTTTTCAGCCAATTCTTCAGCGTATGAATGAAATTGCAAACAGTGAAGCGTTTCAGAATTTTGTGAACGGTGCGATTGAAGCCCTTTCTGTTGTAGCGGGGCTTGCCCTTGAAATCTTTAATTTGCTTGTGAGTGTAGCGGGTGCTGTTGCCGATAATTGGTCGTGGTTAGCACCGATTATTTACGGGGTAGCCGGTGCTTTGGTTGCTTACTACACGGCATTGGGAATTTACAACACGATTCAAGCAATCAGTAACGGACTGAAAGCATGGGCGGCATTTCAAGAAAAAGTTCATGCGGCTTCGCTTGCAATGGAAACTGGGGCAACATTTGCAGCAACAGCGGCACAATACGGGCTGAACGCCGCTTTATATGCCTGTCCAATTACTTGGATAATCGTTCTTATAATTGCCTTGATTGCCCTGTTCTATGCGGCAGTTGCAGCGGTGAATCATTTTGCCGGGACTTCTGTTTCCGCAACGGGTATTATTACAGGCGCTTTTTCCGCAGCGGGCGCGTTTATATATAATATGTTTGCGCAACTATGGAATATTATTTCGGCATTTGTTGAATTTTTTGCAAATGTTTGGGATCATCCGGAATATGCAATTAAAGCACTTGTTGTCAATTTGTTAAATACGGTTTTAAATTCCTATTTGTCTGTGGTGCAAGGAAACGGAGAAATGATTGGCGCAGTGGTGGGGGCGTGGCTTTGGTGTATGCAAAGCGGGAATAATGTGACGGCTGCAATTTATAATTTTTTCGCTATGTGTATTGAAAATGTAGTGAACAGTTGGAACATGGGAATTTATCAAATACAAATTATGCTTCATAAAATTGCGGCGGCTGCGTTGCGAGTAGCTGAAAATATTGCGGGCAGCTTTGATGCTGTTGCTACCGGAATAGCTAACGCTTTTATTTCCGGCGCAAATAAAGCAATTGAAAGTATTAACTGGATTATTGATGCGTTGAATATGATACCGGGAATAAATTTTGGAAAAATGGGGTTGATGTCCGAAGTCCAAATTACCGGAGCAACTGATTTTGTTTCTCGTGTTCAGAACGCTTTGCCAGAAGTAACCCAACCAGAACATTTTGCGTTAGAACGTAAGGAATACGGAAGTTTAGATGAAGCATACAATTTAGGAAATCAAATTGGACAACAATTTGCTTCAGAAATGGAAGGAAATATTGCTGATATTCAAGCGCGAATGCAAAGTTGGCTTGGAGATAAGCCGGAGGATTATTGGGAAGCGCCGAAACTTGACTATATGAATCTTGGTGATGCTGCAAGAACAGGATATAATTGGGGTGCGGGTATCGAAGCAAAACTTTCAGGTCTTGGAAATATTCCGAATCCTGGAGATTATGCTGGTTTAAGCAATTATGGCGGGGGACTTGCGGGAGATGTAGGCGATATAGCAGGTAATACCGGAAAAATGGCTGATAGTATGGATGTTACCGAGGAAGAATTGATGTATTTGCGTGACCTTGCCGAAAGAGACGTTATTAACAGGTTTACAACTGCTGAATTAAAAGTAGATTTCACATCAAATAACAATATAAAATCCGATCTTGATATTGACGGGGTCATTGACAGATTCGAAGAAAAGGTTTCCGAAATAATGGAGGCAGCAGCGGAAGGGGTGTATTCGTAAATATGGCTTATGAAATACGTATGGATGAGATTATATTACCGATTCCCCCTTCTAAAATTTCATTGAAAATCAATGGAAACAATAAAACCGTGAACTTGATAAACGACGGAGAAATAAATATGTTAAAACAGCCGGGGTTATCGGATATTTCCTTTACATGTATATTGCCGCAAAGAAAATATCCATTTGCAAGTTATCCGGATGGCTTTCGTTCGGTCGGATATTATCTTGATATTCTTAAGCGGCTGAAAGTGGATAGAAAACCATTTCGCTTTGTTTTCCTTCGGAAAAGAGCGGATGGACATCTTCTTTTCGACACAAATATGACGGTTAGTTTGGAAGATTATCAAATAATTGAAGACGTCGAAAAATACGGTTTGGATGTTGGCGTAGATATTAACTTAAAGCAATGGAAAGATTATGCAACAAAGGAATTAGAATTGTATGAAGAAATCCAGCACGACGGGTCTGTTGTGACAATGGGAGTTTTGGTTCAGCGCAGGTCATCGGATAAAAGTATTGTGAAAACATATACCGTTCAGCCCGGTGATGCATTATATACTATTGCAAGAGCGGTTTACGGTGACGGCGAAAAATATATTGATATATATAAAGCTAATCAGGATTTACTTGACAAAGCAAACGAGGGAACGGGACAAACAAAATATATGATATATCCGGGGCAAGAACTGATAATTCCGGCAATGGGGGCGTGAACAAGTGATTGAATTGTATATCAGAAACGGTGATAAACTATATCAGCCTATTATCGAAGAAGGCGTAGTATGGGAAACAGAGCGTAAAGGTTCGCCCGGTAAGTTGACCTTTACGGTTATCAAAGATAGTATCATAAACTTCACGGAAGGTAATCATGTTATTTTTAAGGTTGACGGAAAAGATATTTTTTATGGGTTTGTGTTTAAAAAGAAGAGGGACAAAAGACACAACATTCAAGTAACAGCTTACGATCAATTACGATATTTGAAGAATAAAGACACAATCACATACAAGAATATGAAAGCCTCCGACCTTATAAAATTGCTTGAACATAAATTTAATTTGCAAATGGGTACTATCGAAGATACCGGATATGTTATTTCTGAGAGAAAAGAATCGAACGCAACATGGTTTGATATTATATTGACCGCGTTAGAATTAACATTGACAAATAAAAAAACAATGTATGTTATGTATGATGACTTCGGAAAGTTAACTTTAAGGTCGCTGGAAAGTATGAAAACCAATATCTTAATTGATGAGGAAATGGGAGAAAATTTTGATTATACATCCAGTATTGATGATAATACATATAACCAAGTTAAAGTGCAGTATGACAATGAAAAGACAGGAAAAAAAGAAACATATATCGCAAAAGATACCTCTCATATAAACGAATGGGGGCTGTTGCAATATTACGATACAGTAAAGAATGTGGAAAATGCACAGGCAAAAGCGGATGGTCTGCTTGCTCTGTATAATTCCAAAACAAGAAATTTGAAAATCACCAATGCTTTTGGCAATCTTGATGTTCGTGCAGGAAAGATGCTGATTGTAATGTTAAATTTAGGCGATGTTGAAGTTGGTAATTATTTTCTTGTTGAGAAGTGCAAGCATTTGTTTAAAGATGAGGAACATCTTATGGATTTAACTTTAAGAGGCGGTGAATTTGTTGGGTAATATAGTTGAAATTATTAAAAGAGCAGCTTTGGACGCTGTTGAAGCGCAAAAGCCAATGAATATAATCTTTGGTGTTGTATCAAGTATTACTCCATTAAAAATAGCGGTTGAACAAAAACAAATATTGGAGAGGGACTCCTTAATTTTAACAAATGCAGTCAAAGAACATGTAGTGGAAATGACAGTTGACCATACAACAGAAGATGTAATCGGCGGAATAGCTGATACTCACACTCATGCGTACAAAGGAACAAAAGCATTCACTGTGCATAACGGCTTGGTTGCGGGTGAAAAGGTTTTGCTTTTGCGCATGCAGGGTGGGCAGAAATTTGTAGTATTGGACAGGCTTGCGTGATACCGACAGCGAGCGGCGCTTTGCCGCAACAGTTTGTAATCAGGGAGCAACCAAGCCACACATATTTCATGGAAACAGACGGCGAACAAATCAGGGGTTTCGCAGATAATATTGAAGCTATGAAACAGGCAGTTTATAAAATTATAAATACCGAAAGATATCAATATGTCATTTATTCTTGGAATTACGGAATAGAAACAATGGATTTGTATGGTAAAAATATATCCTATGCGATGTCTGAGTTGAAACGGAGAATATCCGAAGCATTACTTTGGGATTCAAGAGTTGTAAGTGTAGATAATTTTGAGTTCTCCGTTAACGGCGGTGACATTAGCTGCGCTTTTATAGTTCATACAATATTTGGCGATGTCGATGGAGAAAAGGTGGTGAATATTTGATGTACGAAAATATAACTTATAAAACAATTCTTCAGAGAATGCTTGATAAAATTCCTAACACGTTAGATAAGCGAGAAGGCTCTGTCATATTTGACGCGCTTGCTCCGGCTGCAATGGAATTAAAACTCGCATATATTGAATTTGACCAGATTTTAAATGAAGCGTTTGCTGATACTGCGTCTCGCTCTTTTTTAATCAGACGCTGTGCTGAAAGGGGAATTTATCCAAAAGAGAGTACAAAAGCGGTTCTTTTAGGAGAGTTTACGCCGTCAAGTCTTGATGTCAGCGGACAAAAATTCAGTTTAGGGAAATTAAATTATACAGTTGGTTCCAAAATAGCAGATGGCAAATATCAAGTGCAATGTGAAACACCGGGCGTTGAAGGTAATCAATATCTCGGAACTATGATTCCCGTTGATTATATTGATACACTTGAAACTGCGGAATTAACTAATATTTTAATTCCCGGAGAAGATGCGGAAACCACAGAACATTTGCGTCAGCGATTTTTAAATAGTTTTTCGTCGGTTGCCTTTGGCGGAAATATTGCGGATTATAAGACGAAAATCAATGCGCTCAACGGTGTGGGAGGATGCAAAGTGCAGCGTATTACGCAAGAGGAACATAATATCATTATTACAATCATTGATAGTGATTATAATGTGCCGTCTGCGACGCTCGTTGAGCAAGTGCAGAATACCGTTGACCCACAGGAAAAAACGGGTGAAGGTGTAGGTCTTGCGCCTATTGACCACAGTGTTTTGATAAAATCGGTTGAAGCTGTTTCAGTTAACATTACTGCTGATATTACATACGCTTCGGGTTATACGGAAAGCAGTGCGCTCAATCAAATTAAGGCTGCTGTTGAGCAATATTTATTGTCTTTGCGCAGTGAATGGGAAAATTCAAATACTCTTGTGGTTCGGGTTAGTTATTTAGAATCCGGTATTTTGAATTGCCCTGCTGTTGTAGATATACAAAATACAACGATAAGCGGTTTGCCAAAGAATTTAGAATTATCTATATATCAAATTCCAATTGGAGGAACTGTGAATGGGCAATAAGCTATTAAAATATTTACCTGAGGAAATACAAGCGTATTTAGAAATGCAGTATATCACGTCTGTGGAACAAAGTGAAATAGATACAATAAATATAACCGCAAAACAAATTTTAGACAATATTTTTATCGAAACAGCAGATGAAACAGGTATAGCGCGATGGGAACGTATGATTGGTATTGTGCCGCTTGCTTCTGCGACATTGGAAGAGCGTAAGTTTGATATTTTAGCACGGTATAACGAACAAATACCATATACCATGTATGCGTTAGAAAATCTGCTTGCATTATTATGCGGTGAAAATGGATATTCGTTAGAACGCGATTTGAAAAATCACACGATTGTAACAAAAGTTGAGTTAACAGCTAAAAATAAACTCGCGAGTGTGCGCGAATTGTTAGAACGAGTTTTGCCATGTAATTTGATGTATGTACTTGAACTGATATACAATCAACATTTGACTCTTGCAAAATTTACACACGCACAATTAAAACAATTTACGCATAGTGCATTACGAAATGAGGTGTTAGGTTAATATGGAATATACGGAGAATTATAACTTTAAAAAGCCCGCCGAAGAAGATTTTTATGATGTTGATGTCTTTAATGAAAATGTTGATGCGATGGACAGAGAATTGCAAATCGAAACAACCGCCCGCATAGACGCGGATAGCGATTTGCAAACCGCGCTTGACACGCACAAAAACGATAAAAGCAACCCGCATGGCGTAACCAAGGCGCAGGTTGGACTTGGAAATGTAGATAATACGTCGGATTTGAATAAGCCTGTTTCAACGGCGGTGCGCGCGGCAATTGAGGCGGAAAAAACTGCACGGGAAAACGCGGACTCTGCTTTGCGGGCGGCTATTGATACCGAGACAACCGCCCGTGCGGCGGCAGATACCACGTTGCAGGCGGCGTTGACAGGCAAGTCGGCGCATGTATGCCGTTTCGTCGTAGGAACTTCCAAAGCCGGATGGACTGCTGCGGATGTAGACTACCTTTGTGACGGTACGGCGGACGATGTGGAGATAAACGCGGCGATTCAGGCGTTGCCTTATGGCGGCGGAGAGGTCATAATATTAGACGGAACGTATAATATTAGAGATGAGATTATACTTACAAAGAAGTGCGTTACACTTTCTGGAACCGGAAATGCCACCGTATTACAAATGAGTAGCAGCTATTTAATTGCGGGAAAAGAGATAATACTCGTATCATCCAACCAGAATATAATAAAAAATATTTCTATTTATGTAACTAATACAGAAACCAAAGCGGTTGGTTCTGGAATTAGTATAAAAGGTAGGAATAATATCGTAAGCAAAATCAGTATTAAAAATACAGGTATTGGAATATCGGTTAATAATAGTAACGGCAATTTAGTTGAAAAAAATACTATCTCGAATTGTGCTACTGCTATAAGTATAACAGATAGTGAATGTAATCATATAGATAATAATATTTGTAATGAAAATAAAGTATACGGAATTACAACAAGCAGAGTTTCTAATAGTTTGATTACGCATAATCAGTGTTGTAATATGGTCAATAAAAAATCAAGTTGCGGAATGTATTTATATGCAACTACTTTTACTAAGATTATCGGTAATCAGGCGAGTGATAATGACAGTTCTGGTATTTCAACGTATGGTGCATGCGAAGGAAACGTTGTAGTAGGAAATATATGTAATAATAATATTTCAAAGGGAATAAGTGTGAATGGAAAAAACTGCGTTGTATCGGAAAACGTATGCTGTGGCAACAATGTTGGTATAGCGGCAAATACATCCGGTAATAGCAGTTTTGTAGGGAACACTTGCTCTGATAATACTATTGGCATTGCTCCTGGAAATTCGATAAATGTCTGCTTTAGTACTGCGATTGTGGGTAATACATGTATACGCGGAACGGGATTGGCAAGTGATTATACTTCTGAACAATACACTATATATATTGAACCCCCTCCTGGTAGTAGAACCGACTTTGTTATGAATAATTTATTTGCCAACAATATTCTTTTGGGTAAAAACTATGTAGATAACAGCAACAACACAACAAACACATTTGTAAATAACAAATATAATTAAGGCGGTGAAGATATGAAATACAGATTTTACGGAGATGAACTGCAACTCGTCCGTTATGAGTTAGAAGTGACGGAAACGCGTTCTGTTCCCAACCCCGAAACAGGAGAATTGGAGGAACAGGAATTTATACAAGTCTACTCCGCTACTTCTGAGGAAGAGAAAAACGAACTGTTACAACGTTATCCGAATGCAGTAGTAACCGAAGTAGACAACACAGGCTATGAATGGCTGGACGGTAAGATTTTCACGCAGGAACAGTTACACTCCGGGGAATTGGAAAAGGCTATCGAATTAGGCGAGGAAAAGTATGCGGAGTATCTTATGAGCACCGACCGAGACGCACAAATGCTTGATATAGATTATCGCATATCTTTGTTGGAGTTGGGGGTGAGTGAGAATGACTTATCAGCTTTGTAAAAAGTTAATAGAAAGCGGCAAAACGTTTGGCTTAAAGAATAAGCTGGACGTTTTTTTGTTGGCAAATCGCATTACAGAAGCGGAATATCAGGAATTGATTGGACTTTTGGGGGAGGAGTAAATATATGACAAACGAATTTGAAGTGCTGCAAAATATGTTTGAGGGGTTTTCGGTCAACGTGAATTTTCTGACATGGGCGGTAGCTGCGGGAATTATCCTTGATTTTGCGACCGGAATCGCGAAAGGATATCGGGCGGACGGGAGGATTTCGTCCTCCAAGCTGCGCAACGGAATGTTTAAAAAGTCGGGCATAGTGCTTGTGGTAATTATGTCCTACGGCTTATCGCTGTTGTTTAACGATTCCATGCACGTTATTTTTAACGGGGTGCAGGCGTATTACATATACACCGAATTGATAAGCGTGATTGAAAATCTTGTAGAGTTAGGGATTCCGGTGCCGAATATTCTGCGGCGGATTTTGGGGGAGAAGAAAGAATGAGGATATAGATGTTCAGCACAGGCGTGGCTTGACAAAAAATGACTGATTTTGTATAATAGGTTTAGCAAGGTAAGGTGTGCGAAGGACGGTTAGCCATTCCCTTTGTTTTATCCGGCGTTTTCTTAACGTCAGAAAGGAGGGATGGCAATGGAGTATGTGTACATAATTATTTTTATGATATTACTGCTCATGCTGATTTTATCGGCAAAAAAATAACCGCCCCTCCGACCAAGAGTTGAGCGGTTAAAGCAACTTTTTGGCTAACTGTCTTTTTAGCAGTTACCATTACCTTGCTTATATTATATAAAACATTTTCGATTTTGTCAAGCAAATCTTGCTTGGCATTTTTTATTTGGAGGAAAGTATGAATATCATTGAGGAAAAATATAACTGGCGCGGTCAACTGCAAACGCGGTGCAGGACGGACTATATTGTGATTCATAACGCAGACGCGTCGATGTGTTCGGCACAGGATGTTCACCGTTGGCATTTGGGAAACGGTTGGGCGGGTATCGGGTATCATTTCTTTGTGCGCAAAAATGGACAGATTTACCGCGGGCGTCCACTTGATACGGTCGGAGCGCACACGCAAGGCTTTAATTCTGTTTCGGTCGGCATATGCTTTGAGGGAAAGTATCATTCCGTGGATACTCATATGCCTGATGCGCAGCTTGCGGCAGGGCGTGAACTGCTTGCATATTTGCGCCAAGCATATCCGAAAGCGGCGGTAAAGGGGCACCGTGATTTAATGGCGACGAACTGCCCCGGTAAGCATTTTCCGTATAAAGAATTGGTAGACGGAGAGGAGGAAGAGATAATGAGCAAGGAATATGACGAGCTGAACGGCAGGCTTGCCAAGGTGGAAAATCCTATGGTGTATAATTACATGGACGAAAATATGCCCGAGTGGGCGAAGCCAACGGTGCAGAAGTTAATGGACAAAGGCGCATTGAAAGGGAACGAGCAGGGCGAATTAGGCTTGACGGACGACCTTTTGCGCGTGCTGGTGATTAACGACAGAATGGGCGTGTATGGGGGTGATATATGATTGAAACAATATGGTATGCCGTACAAAGGAAGTAAAAACAAGATTGCGGAACGGTTGTTTGCGCAATTACCAAGTGCAGAGTGTTTTGTGGATTTATTCGGCGGCGGCGGTGCAATGTCTGATTGTGCCGCTCGCTCCGGAAAGTATAAACGTGTGATTTACAATGAATTAAATCCTGTTGTATATAAAGGTTTTGTAATGGCGCTGAATGGTGCGTTTAAAAGTGAGTCGCGCTGGATTTCGCGGGAGGAATTTCAACACCTGAGAGATATTGACCCATACGCTGCGATTTGTTTTAGCTTTGGGAACAATTTAAGAAATTATGCGTATTCGCCGGAAAACGAAAGGGTGAAACAGCATTTACATAATGTATTTTTTGCAGAAACGCCCAACAGCGCCAGATTACAATTTAAGAAACTGCTGAACGAAATTAAAAAACTGTATGCAGGAACTGAGGTAAGTATTTATGAAAAATTATGCAGTTTGCAGTCTTTAGAAAGTCTCGAAAGATTACAAAGATTGCAGAATTTAGAAAACATCCGGAATATAAGATGCTATAATTTGTCGTATGAACAAGTTGATATTCCGAAAAACAGCGTGGTTTATTGTGATATCCCGTATAAGAACACAAAGGGATATCAAGGAAAGTTTGATTATGACAAGTTTTATGCGTGGGCGTTAAACAGTGAAAACAGTATATTTATATCTGAATATTTCATGCCGGAGAGTTTTACCGAGATTTATCGTCTCGACAAAACTTGCAGTTTGGGAAACAGCAACAACAAACCGACTGTTGAACGTTTATTTGTTAACCGCGCTTTGTGATAAAGTTTCAAGGTAAATCATTTGTTACCGTATAACTACCGTACAAACGACATATTGATTATTACCGTACAAATAAAACAACCCCTGTAACAGCAGCTGTTACAGGGGTTCATGGTGACCCATCGGCGATTCGAACGCCGGACACCTTGATTAAAAGTCCCACATTTTATATTTTTGTACATTTATTCGCGAAACAATTCTTGTGAATAATCTCGTTTTTATTGGATTTTTACTTGTTTTTAATTTTTGAAAGTTACTACAAAAAATTTTTAACTACCGTACAAATACCGTACTATTTAAAACCGTAAATTAGTCAAGTAAATTTATAGTTTTGGTTTTTAAATCAGCCGACACATGACCGTATATATCAAGTGTAATTTGTATTGATTTATGACCAAGCAGTTCCGATACGGTTTTTATATCCGCTCCTTTTTCAAGCAGCCGTGTTGCAAAACTATGTCTTGTTGAATGAAAAGTGACAGGCGAAGTAATGTTTGCCGCTTCTAACAGCTTTTTAAATTCACGATAAATATTTCTTTTTTGGACAGGAGTTCCGGCAGTGGAAAAGAAGATAAACGGTGAATTTTTGCTGTTATGTTTTCTTTGATTTTCAAACGCTTCCGTCGCGGCTTTGTTTAACGGAACTGCTCGTTTTCCGCTTGCTGTCTTTGTGGCAGACTCTATCAATGTTTTTTGTTTTTTGTCAGAATCCTCATTGTAATCATTTACGGTCACAAGCGTTTTATTTATTTGTATCATGTTTGTTTTGCTATTGTAATCATCAAAGGTGAGCGCTTGCAGTTCGCCCAGTCGCAGTCCGGTATGAAACGCGAAGCGAAACAGATTGTGATAAGTGCTGTCAGGGTTATCGCATAATTTTAGAAACGTATTTTGTTCTTCTGCAGTGAACGCGCACGCTTCCCGTGAAGCTTTTTGCGGAATTTTTACATTATCGCAGGGGTTTTTGTAAATCATATCTTGCTCTATGGCTTTTTGATATGCTTGTGACAGTGTAAGAAGATATTTTTTTAAATACGAAGTGGAAAGACCTTTTTCGGAAAGAGAATTTACCGTTTGCTGTACCACAATGGGTGAAACCTTATCCAAGTTGTAATGCCCGATTTTCGGCTTTAAATATCGTTTGATAATATTGTGATACATATCATAAGTAGTCGGCTTTACATGACCTTTTTTATATGTTTCAAGCCAAAAATCAAGCCAGTCCGATACGGTTGCGTTTTCGGGAGCATTCAGCAACTTGCGGTCGTTGAGATATTTCAAGTCGTTGACTTTTTTCTTCAGCTTATTTAAATCCATGCTTGAAATGGTCTTTTTTAAACGCTTTCCTTTCTCGTCGTAACCAAGTGTGATTTCACACACCCACAGTCCATTCGGGCGTTGGTATATGGTTCCCTCTCCGTTTTGTCTGCGTTTTGGCATGAACAAAATCACCTTCTGTCTTTTTTGTACTCTGCATAGAGTTTTATTCTAAAAGCATGCGTTTACAATTGCTTTATATATTTTATCATTTACTTCCAATAAAGAATGTTTTCCGTCCTTGAAATGTATAGCAAGCTGATAAACTCCTTTGTTTTTAGCAGACAGACTGCCTGCTAACATTCCAACGGGACCTAATAATGCACCGCCTACTAATCCGCGTGCTATTCCGGAAGACGCACTTTTTCTATGTTCGTCGGTAATGATTTCATAAGATTCTACAGTTGCTTTGGAAATATTTATACTTTTGGCAAATCCAGTCGAAATATATGGCTGTCCTAATGCCTGACCGACAATATTTCCGACGTAATCTCCAGCAATAACCTTGTTTTTTGCTCCCATAAATTATCATCCTTTCTATTGTGATATTAAGTGGTTGAGTGTTATAAAATACGAACTTCCCTTTTTCTCTTTTTTTATTGATCCGTTTTCCACTAATTCGTTAATAGTTGCTCTTAGAAGGCTTTTGTTATCATTTGGAAAAGCGGAATAAATCTTTGGTTGCATAAAACCTGTCTGAGCACTTTTTAATATCCATGGATTGAGTACATCGCGTTTATGTATTTCCCATTGTTTTTCATCTTCTATATTGTCAACCCAGCTAAAGCATGAGTTTTTTGAATTATGTAAACATTCCCAATAATCTTGGAAATGTATCATTGCACCTTTAGAATAAGAATAGTGCCATTTTTTAGCTTTTTCAAATGCCGAAATTGTTTCTGAAAGTAATAAAATCTTTTTATCTATATCATTTGTTTTTTGAACTGTTTCATAAATATTTAAGAATGTATTACAAATTTGGTCAGATTTATGACCATGTTTCCGCTCAAATTGAAAAGCCAGTTCTTCATCTCTTTCTGTACGATGAAATACTGGATTGTTTGACTGTTTTTGTTCTTCTTGTATTTGCTTGTAACTGAGTTGGATTAAATAGGGAATTTCTTCATTGGATATTGTATGATTATCTGTTCGGGAAATAGTATTTTTGTTTTTAATGTATGTTTGAGTTACAGGAGGAGCGGGAATAGACTTGTTGTATTTATTATTCAACTCCTTTTGATTAACGGCACACTTATTGTTTGTATTATTATCAAAGGATTTTGAGGGGGACGGAGTTTTAGTAATAGAGGTTTTTTTGTAGGATTCTATTATAATTGCTATAACTAATAATGAAATTAGAATATAACATATCATGAGAATACCGCTGAATATAAGTATTTTTAGCATATGCAACCCCTCATAAATTTAATAACTGTTTCTTTTTTGTGTCAAATTCTTCTTGAGTAATAACGCCGTTATCAAGTAAATTTTTAAATTTTAATAATTCATCAGCAGCGGATATAGAGGGATTATCAGCGTCGCTCTTGTTCATCTTTATGCATGTATCAAGAAAGTCTGATAGCTTAGGAGTCGGCTGCCATACATCTTTAATTATAGCGCCTAACCGATGGCTTATTTTAATCTTTAATATAGTTTGCCCGCCTACGACTTCTGTTTCCTTTTTACTTGTTGTTGCGCCTACAACCGCACCAACACCGCCAAACAAAGCATTTCCGACAAATGCACGACCAACGCCGCCTTTCGACTTAGTTACTAATTTTTCACCTACTGTTTCAATAGTGTAATTAGATACTTCTTTAAAATAATAGAATTTAGGAGATTGTGTTTTTTGATTACCGATAAAGAATAATTGATTTTTATTGTCAATAAAAACATTATCTTTCATAGAATTAATGTTTTGAACTATATGTGTTGTTTTAAAAACTTTTTGTCTTTTTTGATTTTCTAACCAAAATTGTTTTAGTCTGCCAATTGTTTCTATCTTATAATTAGATGTTAAATTAGAACAAGCGGCACAAATTTTACCATCTGCTGCTTTCACTTTAAACTTCATTATATTTCCGCATACAGGACAAATAGCTGCCATATCACGAACCTTCTTTCATGTTTTCTTTTGTATATTTAGATTTATAATTTCCCTTGTCTTTTGTAAATATTAAATTATCATCTTATTGTGCTGAAAAATGCAACGGCTTTGCCTAAAATTTTAACTTTGTTCATTTCTTCTTTTTCAAACTCTAATGTTTTGAAAGTGGGGTTTTCTGCTCTTAATTCAAGGTGAGAAGGGTATATATATACTTTTTTCAAAGTTGCTTCGTTGTCAATCAACACCGCGGCGATTTCTCCGTTCTCTACAGTGGGCTGTTGGCGAATGTACACGATATCTCCGTCAAATATTCGTGCGTTAATCATGCTGTCACCTTTACAACGCAGTGCAAAATCACAATCGATATCTTCAGAAACTTTGATATATTCTTCTATATTTTCATCCGCTAAGATAGGGGTTCCACAAGCGATTGTTCCAACTAAAGGGACAGAATATGTTTTGATAGGAATGATGTTGTCGTATTTATCTGACGAAATCAGTTCTGAAGTAGGAAATGTTTCGCCTGTTAAGTCATTGACACGTCCTAAAATATAATCCGTAGAAACATTGAAGTAATCCGCTATTTTTTTTAGTCCGGTATTATCAATTTCGTATTTTTCGGTTTCCCATCCGGAAAGCGTTGCTTGGGTTACGCCAATATAGTTAGCCAATTCTTGCTGACTGATTTTATGTTGTTTACGTAATTCTCGTAATCTCAACATAGCTCTTCACCTCTTATGGATATTATAAGCTATACTTATTAAAAAGTAAATGAAAATAAAAAAATATAAATAATTTATATAAAATGCTTGACATTTTTATAAAGTTAGCTTATAATTATAAATATAATTTATGAAATGGAGATGAATATATTGAACGGCATTATAAAACAGCGTCAAAAATTAAAGCTTAGTCAAGCTGATGTTGCAGAAAAGTTACAGGTTAGCCAAGTTGCTGTTTCTATGTGGGAAACAGGCGAGGCAATGCCAAGGGCGGACAAGCTGCCGGAACTTGCAAAGATTTTGCAGTGTGACATTGCGGAATTGTTCGACGAGAGCGCGTAGGGGGTGAATGCAGTGGACGGAGCAATGGAAGTCAATGAGTTTATTAAGAATTATAACGCGGAAAAGCAAGGACCGTATACTGCACGGACAGATGTAAAACTGATTACACCAAAAGAGTATGCCAAGAGTACCGGGCTTTCAGAGCAGGCGGTTAGAAATCAGCTGCGGCACGGAGTTCTTGACGGCGTTCAAGTGGAGTCACGCTGGTATGTCCGTGTAATTGACGCAGCGGCAGAACGTGAAAGCGAGGAACTGAAGGCGTTAAGGCAGGAAAACACGGTGTTAAAGACGCAGCTTGACATGATAAAAAACGTGTTATTTCCTACAAAATACGGAGGTGAGGCTGTATGACATGCGTGTATTGCGAAAATACATTCGCAAATTGGAATAAGGGCAGAATTTGCCCGCGCTGTTGGGCGGATTTACGGCGCAAGCAGCGCGAAGAAAGGAGGAAACGGCGGTATGGAAGTTAAGCAAGTCGTGCGGTGTCGGGATTGCGGCGCAGAGACAGAGGTGCAGGCGGAAATTGCGATTGTGGATTATCAATGTCCGAAGTGTTGGCACAGGCATAGGACGGGAAAAGATTACAGAGAAAGCGAGGTAAGCTGAAATGAAAAGTAGCATTATTAAAAATAAAGCAATTATTGTATTAGTTTTATTAAGCGTTTTAGCAATATTTACAGGGTGCAGAGAAGCAGATAAAGTGTCTTATAATGTATCGCAGGAAGCGGACAATTTTAATGTTATTAGAAGATTAGTTGTCATAAACGCAAGGACTGACAAGCCGATGTTTGAATTGATAGGAGCGTTTTCGTTTACTTTAGAAGATAATCGAATTGTTGCGATTGTCGAAACAGGTCCCAGAGAATATAAAAAGCATTCGGTGGGGTTGACGGATTGGACGCTTTGGTCAGTAGAAGATGTAAGCGGTGCTAACGTAAATAAATATCGTTATGAAGTGAATTTCTTACCTGAAATGATAATACCGGTTACGGTTACAAGCAATGATTAAGCAATATATTGGAAAGCGAGGCGAAACAAATGAAGTGGGTAGGATGTACGATTGTGCTGATACCGCTGCTAAAATGGTTGGCGTACTTAGAGCGTGGCTATCATGCGTGCGGTGAGGAATTGGTGGCGGTCGGATTTGTAATTTTGTTGTATTCGGTAGTACATAGCGAGCCATATCTTGCATGGCGGGAAAAGCGCCGGAACAAGCGGAGATTAAAAAGATTATCTCAAAGGAGAATTTATTGTGAAAAAATTTAACAGGAAAGAAGCGTTAAAACTTATCAAGTGCGCTGAGTGGGAGAAATTAAAGCAATATGACCTCAGAAGGGCAGACCTCAACGGGGCAGACCTCAGAGGGGCAGACCTCAGAGGGGCAGACCTCAACGGGGCAAACCTCAGAGGGGCAGACCTCAGAGGGGCAGACCTCAGCGGGGCAAACCTTGACTTTTCTTGTCTACCGCTATGGTGCGGGAGCTTATCGGCACATTTTGACGACAGGCAGCTAAAACAAATCGCGTATCATTTGGTTGCTGCGGGCTTGCAGAGTAAGAACGCAAGCGAGGAAACCAAGGCGGAGCTATCAAAACTGATAGATTTTGCAAATGAATTTCACCGTGCGGAGGAATGCGGAAAAATTGAAAAGGAGGCTTAATAAGCAATGTATGGTTATGAATGTCCAGACTGTGGGGCAAGTTTGGATCCGAACGAAAAGTGTGATTGCCAGGCAACGGCAGAGACAAAAAAAGAGCTTGCGCCTGTTGGAGCAGGACGCAAGCACATATCAAAAAAACAAAAAACACTGTAATTAGTATAAACCAAAAGAAAGGATTTGTCAAGCTCCGAAAAAATAAGGCGGAGCTGCAATTTTTGAGGAAGGAGGAGCAACAGCAAAGCGGGCGAGCACCTGCCAAACAGGCAGGGCGAGCAAGCGGCGCTTGTTGCGACGATGTCAAGGGGGAGCTTTTTACAGGGCTCCCGAAAAATTGAAAAAATTTGAAATTTTTTGGGAAGGAGGGAGGCAAGGTAGCGGGTAGACGTTTTGCCGTACTTGGGCAAAACGGAGCTTGGCGGACTTTGCCGAACCGATGATGGATGACCCAATAATTGCAGTTATGGAACGGACGGGCAAAAATCCCGCTTGGTTCTACGGTGCGGGAGAGTGTGAGATGAAATATATCGGAGAATGTGCGTTGTGCGGCGCGGATATTTATAACAAGTATACATATGTAACGGATAAGGACGGAAACGTATTTTGCGATAGGGAGGATGCAATGGATTTTTATGGGATAAGAGAGGTTTTATAGGGGGGCGATGAGGTGGCTGAGATGTTATCTGTATATAAACAGCTTACATTGAGTACGGAAAATTGTCTTGATGTAATAAAACGGGAAATAGGTATGAAAACGAGTTGCGTTCCGTTTGCTGTCAAGCTGATGAGCGCGTTGAAAACGCTTAATGTTAAAACGGAACAGGACACTTTGAATGCGGCAAATGTTTTGCTTGGAGGATTACAGACATTGATGCAAGGCGGAATTGTTGCAGAGGATTATGACAAGATAGATTTTGTAAAGCGCGGGAAAACGATTGTACCGTCTGCAAGGGTGGAGGCATTTCTTCGAGCGGCGTCGCGGAAAGGATATCGTATCACGGACACGATTGTCGCGGTTCCGCAAGAGGATGCGGATACAACGTATTTTGAGGAGAATTTCTATAATGGAGATATTATATACACGCTGAAAGACGAACGCCATAATTCCGATAGGGCAGTAACCGCGGAAAGACTGGCACAAAAGTATTTTGCAAAATTCTTGTGTCGGTTGGATATTCATGATGTACGGCAGAATCAGAGAGTTGCTATGACAGTTTGTGAAATGCCGATTGAGGATATGCTTGCGGTTGCGGCAACGAGCGAACAAGGGCTGTATCAGTCCAAGTGGGAGGAGTACAATACACAGTGGGGCGTAAAAAAGCGCAAGGTTATCTCAGACGAACTAAACACGGATACCTTTTGGATAAAGTGGACGGGCGAAATGGTGAACAAGACTATCATCCGCAGGGCGTTAAAGCGTGTGAAAGAAGTTCTGCCCGAACTGACCGACGCGATATACGCGTTTGAACAGGACTGTTATATACCGCAGCAGACAAAGGCTGATACCTTGCCGCCGATTGAGATTCCGGCAGAGACGGTGACGGAGGATATAGATATTAACAATCTGACGGAGGCGCAACTGTTAGAGGCGGCAGAGGTATATGATATTTATATGGCAAATCCGAAACTTGCGGTTGATAAAACTTCCGAAATAAAGCGGATGTTTGAAAACGGAATGGCGGCGCAGGAGGTTATCAATAAGGAATATGCGAGCATATATGTGCTGAAGAAATCCAAAAAGCGATGGACGGAAATAGGAGGGTATTTTGATGAAAAAGGTAAGGCTCAAGCAGGGAACGCTTGAATGGGAAAAGTTTCGCAATACCCGAATTGGCAGCAGTGAAGTGTTTGATATTGTCAGATATTACGCAAGTGAGGATGAATTGCAAAACTGCGGGTTTAACGCGGAGGACTTTAAGGCGGAAAAACCATATACCACAGCTTGGGCGTTGTATCATAAACTATTGGGCGACGGGATGTTCCGCAGGGGAGAACTGGAGGCGGAATTTGCAGAATACGGACATGCGGTCGAGCCTTACGGGGCGCGTATTCTGCAAAGGGAACGGACAAATAAAGTAAAGGCGGGCGAGGTATACGCAGACGAACGTTTGATAGCAAGCCTTGATGTGTCTGGAATTGCGGAGGATATTGATGCGGCTGTTCCGTTTGATTTTGGTATCGGGTATCCGCAGGCGGGGCAAAAGTTTGTATGTGAACAAAAAACGATGCTGCCACAGATGATAAAGCGCGGAATGCCGTATAAGTATATTGTACAAGCGCAGTATCAGATAATGGAGACGAAGGCAGATTTCTTTATTTTACAAGTGATGATATTGCGGGACGATACGCCGTTTATACGCGGGAAGATATGTCAGATGCCGCCGCGAAAGCGGTATGAATATCTTGACGAAAATATGACAGTGCGGCATTATTATTTTAAGAACAACCCGCATTTGTCGCGGCTGATAGAAGTGTGTCTTGACAGGCTTTTCGCGGACGTGGAAGAACAAAGAGAACCTGAACCGTATTTGCGCTGCGACAGTCAGCAAAATATCATTGAGAGTATACGACTGAATACATTGTATAACGATGAGTACGTGAAAGATTATGATTTGAGCGCGTATGTCAAAGCCAAAAATGCGGAAAAGGCTGCGGAAAATAAACGAAAGTCAGAATTGCAAAAAATCATCGAAACAGCAAAGGCGGAGAATGTATGCAGATTCCGTTCGCCGGACGGTACATCGGCTTTCTTTTCAAGTAACGGACGATTTTTGGAAAAAGAGGGGGTAAATACAAATTGAAACTTTACCCATATCAGGAGAATGCGGTCAATCATGCGTTGGATATGCTTTCACGGCGGAACAACTCACTTATTGTAGCGGGAACGGGCGCGGGAAAGACGATTATGATGGCGGCAGCGATAGGGCGGTTTTTTGACGGTTTTCGAGCAATGCACAAGCGCAGCCCTCACATTCTTGTACTGGTGCATCGAACGGAAATACATACGCAAAATCATGGGAAGTTTTCGCTTGTCAATCCGCACATTCCGACATCGGAGATAACATCGGCTCGTAAGAGTCTGCATGGTTATGTACATTTTGGGATGGTGCAGACGGTGCTGAATCTTTTGCCCGAATTTGAGCGAGCCGGCAGCAGTTTTGACTTAATCGTAATAGACGAGGCGCATCACGCGAAAGCCTCAACATATGAGGAGATTATCGAGTGGAACCGTAAACTAAAGCCGGGCACGGCGCTGCTTGGAGTGACAGCAACTCCGAACAGGGGGGATAAGCTGCCGTTGATACATTTGTTTGATAATTTTTATCAGATAACGACACGGTTTTTGATAGAAAGTCATTACCTTGTGCGACCAAAGTTTTTGGATTTGTCCCCTGTTTTTGAGGGGAAGGACGGTCTGGAAAAAGGACATCTTGCTAAGAATTGCAAGAGTGATGCAAACGGGGACATCTTGGTAGAAAAACTGTGCATGGATTTCTTCAAGTATAAGCAGCCGGGCAAATCCATTATTTTTGCGCCGACGCATGAGTTTTGCGCAAGGATAGTCAGATGTTTGCGGAAAATGGGAAGAAATCCGGCATATCTTGGATTGGGACTTGACAGCGTAAGCCGCAGTGAAGAATTAAAACGGTTTGAGGACGGCGAATGTGAGGAACTTATCAATGTGGATATTTGTACAGAGGGGTATGACTTCCCGCCGTTGCGGAATCTTGTGGATTTTGATACCAACGGAACGCAGTCGCAGTGGATACAGAAAGTCGGTCGTGTGCTGCGTACTGCTCCGGGGAAAGCGGCTTGTACGGTGATTGACTTTGGCGGAAATGTTGAGTTATATCCGGAGGGAGTGGAAACGGAGGTAGCCTTGGAAGGGGCGGTGAAGAAACGGGGCGGACGACGGCTGACAGAACGGGATTTGTTCAGAACGGAGGAAGAGAAAAGCACGGCGGCGATTGAATTTTATGAAGAAAAGAAGTTCACGCCGTATCATTTGCCGGACGGATTCGAGAGTGTGTATGACAGGGATTTCGGGGTGGTGTATGCCGCTTGCGGAAAAACGGCTGATTGCATTATGACAGGCTCGGATGACGGCGTGTACACTTTGTTTTGCGGAAATAAGGAAAGTATTCGGAAATGCTTTGATGGTGAATTTTCCGATTGTATTGAGCGTGGAATAGCTGAACTTGGGGATGTACCGCCAAGGAGCAACAGAGAGATAAGCCCGGCGCAGGTGAAACTGCTTGCGCCGGAGTATCCGACAACCGCAATGGATTGGAACAGTGCGAATTGCTGCATCTGCTGGAAAACATGGAAGGATGTGGTGGCGTGCTTGAACTGACGGGCAGGGTTAAGGATTTGACGGTATCTCCGTTTGAAAAACGCGCTGTGTTGACGGTAGAGGTGAACGAGTGCAATGATATTATTGAGGCATACGATGAGTTAAAGCAGCCGGACAAGCTGAGTATTACATTGAAAAAATGGAGAAAAAGTCGGAGCCTGAATGCAAATGCGTATTTATGGGTGCTTTGTGACAAATTAGGCAGAAAAATAGGTGTCAGCAAGGAGCATATATATTTGCAGCAGATACAGAGCGTTGGTGTATTTCGCACGGTAGAACTTCCGAAAGACGCTGCGCCTACGATATTTACGGCGTGGCAGAGATTGGGACTTGGGTGGATGGTAGATGAAATTTCCGAGACAGACGGTAAGGTGACTGCGCTTCTGTATTACGGCAGCAGTACATATAATACAGCGCAGATGTCGCGGCTGATTCACAGCGTGATTGAGGATTGCAAAGAACAGGGCATACAGACAATGACTCCGGACGAGATAGCGAATATGTTGTCTTTGTGGAAATCAGAAAAAATAAAGTAGGGGATTTTAGGTTTTTACATTCCAAAAAGCCCCAGCGAAGCGGACTTTTTGGAAAGAGGAGCCGCAAGGAAGCGGGCGGAAGATTTGCCGTACTTGGGCAAAACGGAGCTTAGCGAACTTTGCGGTGACGAATGGGGTGTTTAAAATAATCAACAAAGTAATATTGATGGGACGCTTGACGCGTGACCCGGAACTGAGGAACACGAACAGCGGAAAGCCGGTTTGTAATTTTACTGTGGCGGTCAATGCGGGAAGCGGAGAAAATCAGACAACGGATTTTATTAACTGTGTGGCTTGGAACAAGATGGCGGAGTTTGTGAGTGATTATTTTTCAAAAGGAAAGATGATAATTGTAGTAGGTAAGCTGCAAACACAGTCGTGGGAGGATAAAGACGGTTCTAAGCGGTACAAGACGGAGGTTTTCGTGCAGGAGGTCAATTTCGGGGAAAGCAAGCGCAACGAGGGTGGAACGTCTGCACATAATCCGGCGGATAATGCCACTCAGGCAAGCTCAGGAGATTATAACAGAAACGGCAGCTATACTACGGGACGACAACAGCGCATTGACGATATGATGGGTTACAACGGATTAAACGACGAGGATGACGATTTACCGTTTTAAGGAAAGGAGAGCGTAACAATGGGGGCAGGGCTGCCATGGTTTAAGCTCGACTGTCAACTGGATGATAAATTTGATTTAATAGAAGCGGAATTTGGAATAAAAGGGTTTGCGGTAATTGTCAAGCTGCTGCAAAAAATATATGGCGGCGAAGGTTATTACTGTGAATGGACAAACGATGTTGGCTTGATGTTCTCAAAAAAAATAAATGAGGGTTTTGAGCTTGTGTCCGAAATAGTGAGCGCTTCTATTCGGAGAGATATTTTTTCAAAGGAGTTATACGACAAATATCAGATTTTGACCTCAAAGGGAATACAGAAAAGATATTTAGATGCGGTGTCACGCCGACAAATTGTAACGCTGGAAAAAAAGTACCTCTTGGTTGAGGTCGGGAAAAAATTAAAAAATGTTGACATTTTGAGTGAAAATGTTGACATTTTTCAAAAAAATGATGACATTTCCGAACAGAAAAGAGAAGAGGAGAGAAGAGAAGAAAAGAGGAGAGTAGAGGAAATGAAAGAAAAGAATTTCGCGCGGGACGCGAAAACCGACACGGATAGTTCTGTTCCGCAGCAGACAATTGCGGTTAATAATCGTGATGTTATGAAGGCGTTGGAGTATTATCGCAAATATGTCGGTGAACCGGGAGCAGAGGCGGCGCTTGGTTTGACGCAGCGCTTAAAGGATGGTATGGCGATAGAGGACGTTTTTGCTCGTTTGGAATTTATCGGACGGGAACACGACAGTCCGACATGGGAGAAAGTAAGGGAGGTTTTGTATGAATGAAACAGATTGCGTTTACAGTGGCGGGGGAACCGAAAGGAAAGGGCAGGCCGCGGTTTATGAAAAACGGGCATACATACACGCCGAAAGATACGGCAGTATATGAGGATTTGGTGAAATTAGAGTTTCGGCGGCAATGCGGCAAGGTGTTCTTTGAGAAGGGTGAGGCACTGAAGATGAACATTGTAGCGTGTTATGGAGTTCCCAAGCGGATAAGCAAGGCAAAGCGTAGGCAGATGTTATCAGGTGAGATACTTCCGACAAAAAAGCCTGACCTCGACAATGTGATTAAGATTATTGCGGATAGTTTGAATAAAATTGCTTATGATGATGACGCGCAGATTGCAGAGGTGAAAGCGCAGAAGTACTATTCAGAAACGCCTTGCGTGATGGTGCAGATTGGAGGTGTGAGGAATGAACGACCAAAAGATAAAGGCGGATTTCGGCAAGCCGAGGCTAAGCCTTGTGCCGTTGGAAATTCTGCCCGCGATAGCGCAGGTGCGGGAATACGGCAATGCAAAATACGGTGACAGCGAGAGTTGGCGCAGGGTGGAGCCGGAGCGTTATATAGACGCGCTGCTGCGGCATGTATTCGCGTTTGCAAGCGACCCAACAGGCGTGGATGAGGAAAGCGGATTTCCTCATTTATGGCACGTTGCAACGAATGTGGCTTTTCTTTGTGAGATGTATAAGGGAGAGTTTGCAAAAGTTGGCAAGTAAAAATATAAAAGGAGCGATGAAAATGTTAAAAGATTACATTGGTAAAAAGGTAGTAGTAAGAGGGATACAGAGCGGAGTGTACTTCGGCATAATGGCAAACGGCGAGGGGCAAGAGGTGGAACTGACAAATTGTCGCAATATATGGCAGTGGCATGGCGCGAACAATCTACTTGAAGTTTCGGCATCGGGAGTAAAGTGCCCAAATGATTGCAGAATATCTGTGCCGGTAGAAAGCGTTGTGTTTACGGATATTGTAGAAGTTGTTCCGATTACGAATGCGGCAATCGCAAATCTGGAGGCGATAGAAGAATGGAAATTTTAGAGAATATACAGCGGTTTTTGTGTGTTGATCCCGGCAAAGGCAACGGCAGCGGCGACGGCAACGGCAACGGCAGCGGCTACGGCGGCGGCTACGGCGACGGCAGCGGCATAAAATCAATAAACGGAATGCCCGTGCGTGAAGTAGACGGCGTTCCAACAGCGATTACACAGGTGCGCGGGAATGTTGCAAAAGGGTACATACTCAAGCACAACGTATGTCTTACGCCTTGTTACATTGTCAAGCAGGGGGATTTGTTTGCACATGGAGCTACCTTGCGGGAGGCACAGACTGCGCTTGAGGATAAACTGTTTGATGATATGCCTGTAGTTGAACGCATAGACGCATTTTTGCAAGAGTTTCCGGAAACTGACAAGCCGTATCCGAACGAGCGGTTGTTTGAATGGCACCACAAATTAACGGGGAGCTGCCTGATAGGGCGGACAGCGTTTGTGGAAAATCACGGGATAAGTTTGGACGGGAAAACGACCGTGCGGGAGTTTATCGCTTTGACGGAAAACGCATACGGTAGTGATGTGATTCGGCAGTTAAAGGAGAGGGTGTTTTAGGGCTCCCGAAAAATTGAAAGAATTTGAAATTTTTGGGGAAGGAGGAGACGCAAGGTAGCGGGTGGAAGTTTTGACGGGGTTAGTCAAAACGGAGCTTAGCGAATTTTGCGGCGACGATTATGCGAGGACGCGGAAAGAAAGCAAAGGCAAAGCCAAGGTGCACGCCAAGCATGACGATATGTTGGAATTGCGCCAAGGCAGTGCCGGACAGAAATATTGGGCGCGGTTGCAGTTGGTCGCTGCACGGCGAGCCTGTTGAGGGTTGGACTGCAAAGCGAACAAAGATTAAGAATCGCGGTAAGTTATCACAGGAGAGCAAATCTTATCAAGTGACAGCTTGCCCGGAATTTGTGGAGGGGTAGAGATGAAATCAGTATTACTAAGCATAAAACCTGAGTATTGCGAGTTTATCGCAAGTGGGCGAAAGACATTGGAGGTGCGAAAAAATCGCCCGAAGATACCTGTGCCGTTTAAGTGTTATATCTACTGTACGAAACAGTATTACAGAAAAGGTGACGGATATTTTCAAGGGAAATATTGCGGTAAGGTCATAGGCGAGTTTATATGTGACCGTATTGACAAATTTACCGCTGAATTTACCGATGGAGAATGTTATGAGGATATAAGGTATTGTTACCGTGACGAACGTGATGAAGAACAAGAAATGATAGTCGTTTCAAATGAATGGAGTAACCCGAATAGTTGTTGGCTGTGTAAAGAAAGTTGCTTATCCTTTGATGACTTTAGGAAGTACATCGGAGCGAATTTTCACTATATACCATTTTACGCTTGGCACATAACCGACCTTGTAATATACGACAAGCCGAAAGACCTTGATGAGTTTGAAAAACCGTGTTCGCACGATTGTAAAAACTGCAAATATTGGCATTTAGGTTCGCCTACTGATTACGAGCCGCTTGGCTGCATATGGGAATGGGAAGATTTTGTTATAAAACATCCGCCGCAAAGTTGGCGTTATGTAGAGGAGGAATAATGGTGCTTAAATATTACATATTTTGCGTCAAATGGTTATGGCGCAATCGGGATTGGAAGAGTACGCGGCAGAAGTTTAAGGCTATGGAAAAGGCATGGAGTGAGGAGGGCTTGAAATGGAGAAGACTCAAAACCGGCAGAGTATGAAATTGATATACGCGGGTTGTACTTGGGATGAGTGGGAGCAGTTCTTGGAAGAGTTGGCAGAGGAAGAAGCAAGGGAACGGCAGGAGACAGAATCACAGAACAGGAGGGCTGAACGTTGGAAGAGACTAAATTGAAGCCTTGCCCTTTTTGCGGAGGTAACGTCACAGTAATGCACGTGAATCATTATGATTTTTATAACCGACGCTACTTTTACAGCTGCGAAAAGTGCGGCGCGAACATATTCTTATTTGCAAAAGAGAAATATGTATCAGCAAAGCAAACAGACGGGGAAGCGATTGCGTTGTGGAATAGCAGAAGTGGGCAGGAGGGCTGAATTATGAAATATAGTAAAAACTATGATTATAGCATTGGATTTGGCAGAATTGGTGCTTTAGCATATAGATTGACTAAAGTATGGAGATTAGGATTTCATTTGTTTGAATGCGACACATATCTGATTTTTAGGATATGCTTTTTTCGTAGCAAATACAGCACATACTATTGGGAAATATCGAAAAAAATCAGAAAACGCTGTGCTTGTATGGACGAAAGCGAGGTGACGGAATGATGGAAAGATTGACGCATTATCAGAAGAATGGTGAGGTTGCAGAACCGTACAATCGTAGTCAGGCGAACGAGTTTGCGAAAAAACTTGCACAATACGAGGACTTGGAAGAGCAGGGCTTGCTTGTGCGTCTGCCGTGCAAGGTGGGCGATACGGTGTATTGTGAGAACGAGGAATATGAAATTTATCAGTTTTATTTTCGCAGTGAAAACAAAACAGAAACTCCGGCAATAAGATTTTTTGCTGAATGTATGTACAATGCGAACTGTGATGACATAGACTTTTGGGACTATGATATAGGCGAAACCGTATTCCTCACCCGTGAGGCGGCAAAAGAAAAATGCTTGATTGGTTGAGAATATGGTTTTGCAGTCACATACGACGTCTGATAGGCGGCTTGCGTAAACCGGTGCTGCTTGAATTGCGTGATTACTTCGACGGTAATGGCGATCCAAAATGCCCGCATTGCGGCGGAACGCCACATAGTATTAAGCGATGTATGCTCTGTGGTCAAAAATTTATAACGGAATTGTGAAAGCGATTAGAATAAAATTGTGAGGAGGATTTGCGGTGACGGTTAAGTGCGTAAAGCAGAAAAGTGCTGTGAAAACAGGGTATACACAACCCAAAACAGATATTTTAGGCGGATAGGATATGTATATTAAGAAAGGGTAAAATAAATGGAATATTCAAGAAAAGTTAAAAGAATTTCGATTGCGAAACGAATTTTGATTTCGTGGATGATTGTTGCCATAATATTTTTTGCAGTAGGATTTGGAGTAGCTGTTATGGTATTGGCGTGAATTATATTCTTGATAAAAGAATTGTGTAAATGAAAGAAAGGGGTAGACGATGGAAAAAGTTTATGATGGAATTATGGGGCTTGTGGTCGGCGATGCTTTGGGTGTTCCGGTGGAATTCAAACAGCGTGATACCTACACGGTAACAGATATGATTGGTTACGGCACACATAATCAGCCGCCCGGTACTTGGTCGGATGATAGCAGCCTGACACTTGCTACCCTTGAAAGTATTGGGAGGCGCAAGGATATTGATCCCGCTGATATTATGCAGAACTTCTCCTATTGGTTGAACAATGGAATGTTCACCCCTTACGGCAAAGTGTTTGATGTTGGCGGTGGAACAAGGCGGGCAATTTGCCGCTATGCCAACGGGAAAGAACCTGCAAAATGCGGCGGGAAAACCCGTATGGATAATGGGAACGGTGCTTTGATGCGTATTCTTCCGGTTGCTATGTTGCCGGATAGCACATATAAACAGGCTAATCTTTTAACTGTTGCACACTTGACACACGCCCATTTAATTTCTGATTTTGCTTGTCTTATATATGCAGCTATTGTTGAACATTTGATGAACGGCATAGAAAAAGAAGAAGCCGTTGCAATCGGAATTCAAAGACTTCAACACAATATTGAAAATATTTCAATGCTTGCTGACTATAACCGCCTTTCAAACCTTCAACAGTTGAAGAGGAAAGAAATCAGAAGTTCCGGTTATGTGGCTGACACACTGGAAGCCGCCATTTGGTGTTTCCTGAACACAGACCGTTACCGGGATTGTGTGCTTGCCGCCGTGAATTTGGGTGAAGATACTGACACAATAGCGGCGGTTGCTGGCGGGCTTGCCGGGATATATTACGGTTGTGGTGGTGAAAGCGGTATTCCTGATGAATGGATTGCACAAATT